CAAATAGACGAAGGGGGTATTCCGGGACGGGCGTGTCCGCCCTATATACAAATAAAAAAAGAAGAAGAATTTTCCCCTATGGGGTGTCCGCCGATGGTGTGTGTTTTTGTACCGTTTGCTGTCCGCCCTGTCCGCCCTGTCCGCCCTGTCCGCCTGTCCGCTGCTGTCCGCCTGTCCGCCAGTGTTCATTTTTGATATGTATATGGGCGTTTTTGATATAGGCGGACAGCAACTCCTGTCCGCCGCGTTTTACCTGTCCGCCCTGAAAAGCCCGATATATCAAGGGTTTTGGGCCTTTGGCGGACAGGCGGACAGGGCGGACAGCAGATGGGTCAAAATCGTGTTGCTGTCCGCCTGAAGGGTGATTTGGCGGACAGGCGGACAGCAGGCGGACAGGTGATTTTCGCGTTTTTTTGCTGTCCGCCTGCTGTCCGCCGAAGGGCTTTGCTGTCCGCCTGAAAGATTTTCTTGGGGATGTACGTGTACTTTTCATCTGAATGGTATACGCTTTCGATATGAAGGGGTGATGTCTGTGAACGAGAAGAAACCGCCGCTGGAAAAGACCGTTGTCAACCAGATTCGCGTCGCTTTGAAGGATGCGGGCGTGAAATGGCTGATGAAAACCCACGGCAGTCCCTATCAGCAGTCCGGCGTTCCCGACCTGCTGTGCATCGCGCCGGGGAGCGGTCGGCTGGTCGGCATCGAGGTCAAACGTCCGAACGGCACATGGAAGGTGACGGAGCTGCAGAAGCAGCAGATTGCGCTTATCCGGGAAGCCGGAGGCGTGGCGGGCGTCGCCACCAGCGTGGAGGAAGCTCTCGCCCTGTTGGAGGAAGGAGAGAAATCGAATGGATAACAGCGTTCAGCATTTTCTCATGGAGTGCCGCGGCATCGAGACGCGCATCCGCGCCAAGCAGAACGAAATCGCGAAATACCGCGAAATCGCGACCGGCATCTCTCCGAACTACGATGGTCTGCCCCGTGGAAGCAGTCAGGGCAGTAAGATTGAGAATGCCGTCCTGCGCATCGCGGAGCTGTGCGAGGAAATCGAGGCGGAGACGGCGGCGCTTGTCAGCTGCCGACGCAGAGCGAAGTGCATCATCGACAGCGTGGCCGACCCGAATCAGCGGGACGTGCTGACCTACCGCTACCTGAACGGCTACGGCTGGGATACCGTCGCCCTGCTCATGGACAGAAGCCGCACACAGGTCTGGCGCATTCACAGCGCGGCGCTGGAATCCGCGCAGAGAATCTATGACGTTTTCGACATGGAGACGTTCTTGAAGAAAATCTTTTCGGGAGCGTCCGAAAAGCGCAAAATGGAATGGAATGAAACACTTGACCTGTGATACCATTACAATGACGAAGTGAATTCGTGGAAGAATCCAGTTGACCCGCGCCCCGCCGCCTGTGGTGGAGTGACGTGCCACGCTGGAGGGGACAGGTGCGGTTATATGCGGCGGTTTTTTCATCCTTTCTCCGCTGCGCCAGAAAATCGGTGGGGATTCGCACCTTTATCGGGGGACGTGGGCAGGACACGTTCCCTTTTTCAATTCGGCGGGCAATTGCCCGCTTTTCTGTTGCACGATGGGAGGTGAAGCAGAGTGCAGCGCATGACGGTTGAGTATCTGCCCATTGACACGGTCAAGCCCTATGCGGGGAATCCGCGCCGGAACAAGCGGGCGGTGGCGGGCGTCGCTGAATCCATCCGGCGCTACGGCTTTGTGAATCCCATCGTCATCGACGACGGCGGCGAGATTATCTGCGGTCACACGCGCCTGCTCGCCGCGCAGAAGCTCCACATGAGCGAGGTTCCCTGCATCCGCGCCTCCGGCCTGACGGAGGACGAGATTCGCGCCTACCGTCTCGCGGACAACAAGGTCGCGGAAAAGGCCACATGGGATGAGGAGAAGCTGAACGTCGAGCTGGGCGGCATCCGCGAGGACATGCTGGTTTTCGGTTTCGAGCAGCCGCAGACCGAGGGCGTCTATCAGGACACCTTTGACCGGGGCTGGAAATACGACCCCGCGCCCAAGGCGGGACAGCTCTATCTGCTGGGGCGGCATCGGCTGTACGTCGGTGACCCGACCCCGGAGGCGCTGGATGCGCTCATGGGCGGTCGCAAGGCGGATATGCTCATCGGCAAGCCCTCCGGCATCGACCGGGCGCTGCTGACCAGCGAGCTGTTCGGCGTTTCCGAACACATGAAGGGCGGCGCTTCCTTCTACCTGTGGCACGAGGACGCGGACGGCATGAACGTGCTCGGCGCGTGTCGGGACGCGGGGCTGACGGTGCGGCAGTGCCTTTTGTGGGACTGCGCGCAGTCTACGGCGCTGCTGCCGCAGGACGGCTACACCTCCGTTCACAAGGTCGGGTTGTACGGCTGGACAGACGGTTCTCCCCATCTGTGGACGAGCAACCGCCGCCAGACCACCGTGCTGACCTATGAAGCCCCGGAGGACGGCGAGAGCCTGTCCGTGCCGCTGACCTCCTATTGCATGGAGAACAACACGCGCGGCATGGATGCGGTGCTCGACCCTTGGTGCGTCTGCGGGACGACGCTGATTGCGGCGGAGCAGAACGGGCGCATCGGCTACGCCGTCTGCCCGGAAGCGCGCGCCGAGGCGATTCTCGCCCGGTTTGTCCGCCTGACGCGGGATTCTTCCCTTGTGAGGTGCGCCGAATGAGAATCAACATCGAATATCGCAAGCTGAACAGCCTGCACCCCTATGAGAACAACCCGCGCGACAACGAAGCCGCCGTCAGCGGCGTGGCCGCGTCCATCCGGCGGTTCGGCTTTCGGTCGCCCATCCTCATCGACCGGGACGGCGTCATCGTCTGCGGGCATACCCGCTACCTTGCGGCGCAGTCGCTTGGGCTGACCGAGGCTCCCTGCGTTCAGCTGTCCGACCTGACCGAGGAACAGGTGAAGGCGTTCCGCCTCGCGGACAACAAGGTTGCGGAAAAGGCCACATGGGATGAGGACTTGCTGTTCGAGGAGCTGTCCGCCATCGAAATGGACATGACGGTGTTCGGCTTCGAGAACCCGACCGTCAAGGAGGACAATTTCTCCGAACCGCCGCCGAAGAAGCCTGTTTCCCAGCGCGGCGACGTGTGGCTGCTGGGGCGGCACCGGCTCATGGTCGGCGATTCCACCGATGCGCGGGACGTGCGCACCCTCATGGATGGCGCGCTTGCGGACGCGCTGGTCACCGATCCGCCGTACAACGTGGACTACGAAGGCGGCACGGGCAAGAAAATCATGAACGACGCCATGCCGGACGAGCGGTTCCGCGCGTTCCTGACGGACGCTTTCGTCGCGTCGGACGCGGTGATGAAGCCCGGCGCGGTGTTCTACATCTGGCATGCGGGCTGCGAAGGGTTCAACTTCCGCGAAGCGTGCCGGGCGGCGGGCTGGACGGTGCGCCAGTGCCTTGCGTGGGTGAAAAACGCACCCGTGCTGGGACGGCAGGACTACCAGTGGAAGCACGAGCCGTGTCTGTTCGGCTGGAAGAACGGCGCGCAGCCGCTGTGGGTGTCGGACGGTTCTGTGCCCACGACGCTGCTGCACTTCAAGAGTCCCGCCCGGAGCGCCGACCACCCGACGATGAAGCCGGTGCTGCTGTTCGACAAGCTCATCCAGACCAACACCCGGATGGGCGACATTGTGCTGGACACGTTCGGCGGCAGCGGGACGACGCTGATTGCGGCGGAGCAGAACGGGCGCATCGGCTACACGATGGAGCTTGACCCCGGCTACGCCGACGTTATTGTCCGGCGCTACACGGAGCTGGTCGGCACGGACGCGGAGGTTTTCCTCCTGCGCGGCGGCCAGCGCACCCGAAGACGTGAATGGGAGGCGCACTCAGATGGATGACCGCCGATTGAACGTTTTTTTGCACAGGCTGCGCGGTTGCGCGCGGCTGCTTCCCCGGCAGATGGTTCAGACGCTGCGCGGTCAGGCGCTCGCCGGGGACATTACCGGCGCGGAGCAGGGATTGGAGCGAATCCTGCGCCGCATGGAGGCGATTGCCCGCGCCGAAACGACCTGACGGCCATGAACGCGCCTGTGCCGTCAGAGGGGGAGGTGTGATATGGGACTGAGAGGCCCTGCGCCGAAGCCGACGGCACTGAAGCTGCTGGAAGGCAATCCAGGCAAGCAGAAGCTGAACAAGAGCGAGCCGATGCCAAAAGTCCCGGACGTCATCCCGAAGCCGCCGAAGCGGCTGCTCCCGGAGGCGAAAAAGGAATGGAAGCGGCTTGCCCCCGCGATGGTTGCGCTGGGCTTGCTGACGGAGGTGGACACATCCGCCTTTGCAGAGCTATGCCAGAATTACGCCTATTACCTCGCGGCGGACGCGGAAATTCTGTCGCTGGGCGCGAAAGGCCCGATTGCCATGCAGAAAACGCCGTCCGGCTACACGCAGCAGCACCCGCTGCTGTCGCTGCGCAAACAGTACTATGAAACTTGGCGGAAGGGACTTGCCGACTTCGGCCTGACCCCGGCCAGCCGCGCACGGCTGGTGCTGGGCGACGAGAGCGCATCCGGCAATCCCGCCGCAAACCTGAACGACCCGATGGAGCGCCTGTTGGCAGGAGGCTGGTAAGATGTTCGATTCGCGGAGAGCGCAGCGTGTGATCCAGTTCGTCGAGAACCTGAAGCACACGAAGGGCGAATTCCACGGCAAGAACTTCGCCCTGCTGCCGTGGCAGGAGAAAATCATCAGCGACGTGTTCGGGACGGTGCGGGACGACCGCCCGGACGTGCGCCAGTACACGTCAGCATATATAGAAATACCTAAAAAACAAGGGAAACAATTGGCATTATACACAAAAATTGCCACACCGAGCGGATGGAAGCAGATGGGCGAGCTTGCCCCCGGCGACCTTGTTTTCGACGAGCAGGGGCAGCCGTGTCATGTTGTGGCGCTCAGCGAAATCGACGATACGGAGCAGTGCTACCGCATCACATTCCGCGACGGGAGCACCATTGACGCGGGCGCGCGCCATCTGTGGAACGTAGAGAATATCTACGGGAAGTACTACAAGTACCAGACGACCACCGAGGAAATCTACCTGCGCACCCAGCGGCTTCGCAACAGCGATGCTGTGACGCGCGAGGTAGACCGGCTGCGTTCGGTTGTGCGCATCCCCGTGACGCGCCCATTGCAGACGCAGGATGTAGAACTGCCCATTGACCCGTATGTGTATGGGTATTGGCTTGGAAACGGACATTCCACGAAGCCAGAACTTACGGTTCGGACGTGCGACATCCCAGATATTCGAGCCAGCATCCCCTACGAAATCACCGCCCAATGGATGCAGCGGGGAGACGGAAGCGCGGTTCTGCGCGTCCCCGCCCTGCAGCCCATTTTGGTGAACAGCTTTCGGGATAAGGTTATCCCGCCGGAATACCTGCGCGCGTCGGAATCGCAGCGCTGGGCGCTCTTGCAGGGGCTGATGGATTCGGACGGGTGCATCGCTGAGCGCAAGTCCAAGTCGCAGAGCGTCTACGTCAGCACTATCCGGGGCCTCGCAGAGTCCGTGCGCGAGTTGCTCTGGACGCTGGGCATCAAGAACGCCATGACCGAATCGCCCTCCCTGCGTTACGGGAAGCCCACCGGGGAGACGCTGTACACCATACGCTTTACAACCTTCGACGACCAGCCGACTTCACGGCTGAATCGCAAATATGACCGAAAGCGGGAACGCGCAAAAAAGACGCGATCCTGCTTTCACTATATAGCGGACATTCAGCCGCTCCCGTACCCCGTCAAAATGCGCTGCATTCAGGTAGACAGCCCGTCGCATCAGTACCTTGCGGGTACGTCGATGGTTCCGACGCACAACAGCGAGCTGGGCGCGGCGCTGGCGCTGAATATGCTGGTCAATGACGACGAGTGGAAGGCGGAGGTCTACTCCTGCGCGTCCGACCGCCAGCAGGCCAGCATCGTGTTCGACGTCGCCGCCGACATGGTGCGGCAGTCGCCCGCGCTCATGAAGCGCATCAAAATCGTCCCGTCCACAAAGCGCATGGTGTATCTGCCTACCGGCAGTATCTATCAGGTGCTGTCCAGCGACGTCGCCACCAAGCACGGCCTGAACGTCAGCGCGTGCATCTTCGACGAGCTGCACACTCAGCCGACCCGCGCGCTGTACGACGTTATGACCCAAGGCTCCGGCGACGCGCGAAAACAGCCGCTGTGGTTCTTCCTCACTACCGCAGGAACGGACAGAAACTCCATCTGCTGGGAGGTTCACCAGAAAGCCCTTGACCTCATCGAGGGCCGGAAATCCGATCCGCGCTTCTACCCGGTCATCTATGGGCTAAAGGACGATGAGGACTGGCACAAGGAGGAAAACTGGTACAAGGCGAACCCGTCTCTGGGCTACACCATCGACATCGAAAAGGTGCGCGACGCCTACCACAAGGCGCTGGAAACCCCGGCGGACGAGGCGATGTTCCGTCAGCTCCGCCTGAATCAGTGGGTCACGTCCTCCGTGCTGTGGATGCCTATGGACAAATGGGACATGAACGGCGGCGAAGTAAACCCGGATGAATTGAAGGGGCGCGAGTGCTACGGCGGGCTTGACCTGTCCAGCACGTCCGACCTGACCACGCTGGTGCTGGTGTTCCCGCCGCGCAGCGAGGACGAGAAGTACATCATCCTGCCGTTCTTCTGGCTGCCGGAAGAAACCCTTCAGTTGCGCGTACGACGCGATCATGTGCTGTACGACAAGTGGAAGGCCGAGGGCAAGCTCATGACCACCGAGGGGAACGTCGTGCATTACGGGTTCATCGAGCAGTTCATTTGTGATTTGCCATACGACATTCACGAGATTGCCTACGACAGGTGGAATGCCAGCATGATGGTGCAGAACCTCGAAATGGACGGTTTCAACATGGTTCCCTTCGGGCAGGGGTTCAGGGATATGTCCCCTCCCAGCAAGGAGCTGATGCGCCTTGTGCTGGAAGGGCGGCTGAATCACGGGAATCACCCGGTGCTGCGCTGGAATGTGAACAACGCCTATGTGCGCACCGACCCTGCCGGGAACATCAAAATCGACAAACAGCGCTCCACCGAGAAGGTGGACGGCGCGGTGGCGCTGGTCATGGCGCTGGATCGCGCGACCAAGCAGGGCGGCGGCTCTGTGTACGATGACCGAGGAATTATTACGCTCTGACGGGAGGGATGACCATGCCGAGGAAGCCCGCGCGCCCCTGCCGGTACCCCGGCTGCCCGAATTTCTGTGCTCCGGGCGCGGTGTACTGCCCGGAGCACATGAAGGACGGCAGCGTCAACCTCCGGGAGAAATGGCGCGGCAGCGCGGCTTCGCGCGGGTACGATTCCCGGTGGCGCAGGGCGCGCAGGGCGTTCTTGCAGGCGCATCCGCTGTGCGCGGAATGCCTGCGAAACGGGCGCTACACCGCTGCGACCGTGGTTGACCACATTATCCCGCACCGCGGTGACCAGACCTTGTTCTGGGACGAGCGAAACTGGCAGAGCTTGTGCGAGCGCTGCCACGACGAAAAGACCGGCAGCGGTCTGTAATGTGAGGTGACACGATGATGAACCCCTTTGCAAAGCTGTTCCGGGCGCGGGATAAGCCGCGGGACGCGGTGAGCGATGCGCCGAGCATCTTTTTCGGCACGAGCGGCGCTGGAAAGAGCGTCACGCCCACGTCGGCGATGCGCCTGAGCGCCGTGTACGCCTGCGTGCGCGTCATCGCGGAGACCATCGCAAGTCTGCCGCTGAACGTGTACGAAATCACGCCGGACGGCAGCCGCAAGGCGACGGATCACCCGCTGTACCGGCTGCTCCACGACGAGCCGAACGGCGAGATGACCTCGTTTGTCTGGCGGGAGACCATGCTGACGCATCTTCTTTTGTGGGGCAACAGCTACACGCAGGTCATCCGCAGCGGCAGGAACGGCGTTCTCGCCCTGTATCCGCTGCTGCCGGACAAGATGGACGTTGACCGCGACAGCGCCGGGAACCTGACCTATGAGTACACCGCGACTGGCGGGCAGACTTACTCGCTCACGCCTGTCTATGACGTGCTGCACATCCCCGGTCTGGGTTTTGACGGCGTGGTGGGTTACAGCCCCATCGCGTTCGAGAAGAACGCCGTCGGTCTTGGGCTGGCGACGGAGGAGTACGGCTCGAAGTTCTTCAGCAACGGCGCGACGCCCTCCGGCGTGCTGAAGCACCCGAACCACGTCAAGGAACCGGCGAAGCTGCGCGAGAGCTGGTACGCCGCCTACGGCGGTTCCGCCAACGCGGGCAAGGTCGCCGTCCTCGAAGAGGGAATGGACTATCAGGCTATTTCTGTGCCGAACAGCGACGCGCAGTACCTCGAAACGCGGAAGTTTCAGCTCAACGAAATCTGCCGGATTTTCCGCGTCCCGCCTCACATGGTGGGCGACTTGGAACACGCGACGTTCTCGAACATCGAGCACCAGTCCATCAGCTTTGCCGTACACACCATCCGCCCGTGGCTGGTTCGCATTGAACAGGCGCTCAATCGCGGCCTTTTCTCCGAAAAAGAGAAGGGCCGCTTTTATGTGCAGTTCAACATGGAGGGGCTGATGCGCGGCGACTACAAGAGCCGCATGGACGGCTACGCGGTCGCCCGACAGAACGGCTGGATGTCGGCCAACGACATCCGCGCGCTGGAAAACATGAACCCCATCCCGGCGGAAGAGGGCGGCGACGAGTACCTGATTAACGGCAATATGATTGCCATCAAGAAGGCTGCCAACGCGGGCGCGCCCAATGCGGACACGTCCGGCGCGGCAAAGCAGGACGCGGCGCCCGCCGCACCGGAGAAACCGGCCAAGAATCGAACGAAACGGAGGGACAGCCCTTGAGAGAAGTCCAGCTGAACGGCTTTATTGAGGAAGAGGCGTGGTACGACGATGACATTTCGCCGGACACGCTTCACGACGCGCTGTACGCCGAGGGCGCAGACCCGAACGAGGATGTGACCATCGTGCTGAACAGCTACGGCGGCGTGTGCAATGCGGCGACGCGCATGTACGACGCCATCAAAGCCTACCCCGGCAAGGTGAACATCCTGATTTCCGGCACGGCGGCTTCCGCCGCGACGGTCGTGGCCATGGCCGCCGACCATCTGAGCATGACGCCCGGCAGTATCTTCATGATTCACGATCCCAGCACGGCCTGCTGGGGCAATATCGCGGATTTTGAGGAGACGCTCAACAGCCTGCGTGCGACAAAGGAATCCATTCTGAATCTTTACGGGCAGCGCTGCTCCAAGGAGCGCGCCGAGCTTTCGCAGATGATGACGGACACCTGCTGGATGGACGCGAACACCGCGCTGGAGAACGGTTTTGTGGACGAAATCGCCGAAAAGCCGCCCACCGGCATTGAAAATGCCGCCTTTGAGCGGCGCGTGTCGCTGGCGGACGCGAAGGCGAAGTACGACGAATGGCGCTCCCGGACGCGCTTCCCCAAGCGGAAGGACGCGGCGAAAGCGCCGGAAAAGCCGCCGGAATCCCCGGAGAATCAGCCCGAAACCCCGAAAAACCCCGACAATCGTGTGAAAGCGTCGGACCGCGCAAGGCGGCTGGCGCTTTTGAAGTAATGAGGAGGATTATCACATGAGCATGACGCAGATCATTGCCCTGCGCGAAAAGCGCGCGCAGAAGTGGGACGCCGCCAAGGCGTTTCTGACCGCCAAGACCGGCGCGGACGGCACGATGGCCGCCGAGGACGCCGCCGCCTACGACCGCATGGAGGCGGAAGTGGTGAATCTGGGCGACGAGATCGCCCGTCTGGAGCGTCAGCAGAATCTGGACGAACAGCTGAACCAGCCCACCCGCGACGCGCTGCACGGCGCGAAGCCCGGCCAGACCGAAGAGGAGCAGAAGCGTCCCCGCGCCACCGACGCCTACCGCAGCGCGTTCTGGACGAACCTGCGCAACAAGAGCATCAAGCACGAGGTGTACGACGCGCTGCAGGTGGGTCAGGACAGCGAGGGCGGCTATCTGGCCCCCGACGAGTACCAGAAGACCCTGATCGACGCGCTGCAGGATCAGAACATCATCCGTCCGCTGGCCAACGTCATCCAGACCGAATCCGGTGAGCGCAAGATTCCCGTGGTCGCCTCTCACGGCACCGCGAGCTGGATGGACGAGGAAGCCGCCTACACCGAGAGCGACGAGGCGTTCGGTCAGGTGTCCATCGGCGCGTACAAGCTGGGCACGATGATTAAGGTGTCCGAGGAGCTTCTGCGCGACAGCGTGTTTGACCTGCCGAGCTACATCGCGAAGGAATTTGCCCGCCGCATCGGCGCGGCCGAGGAAGAGGCGTTCCTCACCGGCAACGGCGCGAGCAAGCCCACCGGCCTGCTGAACGCCACCGGCGGCGCGCAGACGGGCGTTACCGCCGCGGCGCAGGACGCCATCGCCTTCGACGAGGTGATTGACCTGTTCTACGCCCTGCGCGCGTCCTATCGCAAGAACGCCGTGTTCATCACCAGCGACACGACCATGAAGGCGCTGCGCAAGCTGAAGAACGGCAGCGGTGACTACATCTGGCAGCCCTCTATCAAGGCGGGCACGCCGGACACCATCCTGAACCGCCCGGTGTACACCTCGGTGTACATGCCGCAGATGGCCAAGGGCAAGAAGGCGATGCTCTTCGGCGACCTGTCCTACTACTGGATTGCCGACCGTCAGGGCCGCTCCTTCAAGCGCCTGAACGAGCTGTACGCGGCCACGGGTCAGGTGGGCTTCCTCGCGTCCGAGCGCGTGGACGGCAAGCTGATTCTGTCGGAGGCCGTGAAGGTTCTGGCGATGAATAACGCCTGATACCCCACGGGAGACGGCTCAACGCGGGCCGTCTCCCCGCTATATGGAGGTGAAACGCGATGATTGACCATAACTGCAAGAACTACTTCACCGACGGTGGCGACACGCTGGTCATCGGCGGCGCGCTGAAGGTGGAGACGGGCGCGACGGTGACGGGTCTGAACGGCTCCGGCGCAGGCGCGTCCACCAAGGTCACGGCGGCGGCGCTGACCGCGGATGCTTCCGGGAAAATCACCGGCGGCACGCTGACCCTTGCGGACGGCACGTCCGTCCCCATCACGGTTTCCACGGCCGGTGCTTGAGGCGGTGACGCATCATGGCTGCAATCGTCACCCTCGAAGAGATGAAGGCGTGGCTCAAAGTCCAGTACGACGAAGAGGACGCGCTCATCGAATCGCTGATCTTGAAGGCGCAGGCCGCCGCGGAGGACTTCTGCCGGACGGAGTTCGGTGAGGACAACGCGCCGGAGCCGGTGCGTCAGGCGATTGTCCTGCTGGTGTCCTACTACTTCCAGAACCGCGACGTTACCGACAAGCAGGTCTGGATTGCCAATCGGATGGCGTTTGAGAATCTGCTGTATCCCCATCGCGACGTGTCGAAGATGTTCTAAGGAGGTGGGCTTTTGCGAGGCTATAAAACCTTTGAAGGCGACCCGCATCCGGGAGACCTGAAACACCTCATTGAGATCGGGTACACGGAGAACCGCGTCAACGAGAACGGCTACCCGGTGGAGGACGACATGGTGCTCTATCGGGTCTGGGCGTCCGCGACGGACGCTGGCAACCAGCACTACCGCGCCGCCGACGTGATGAACACCGAGATGGTGGTGAACTTCACCATCCGCTATCGGGAGGGCATCGCGCCGGGCATGTGGGTGAAATTTCGGGGCAAAAAGTGGATTATCTCCACACTGGGCGAGTATCAGTTTGAGCACACATGGCTCGGCCTGAAGGCTTCCCTGTGCGAGGGGGTGTCCGGGTGAAGCGCGTACAGCAGGCCCTTGCGGCCATCGGCATTCCCGTCATGGCGGGCGTGTGGCGGTCGGACAGCATCACGCAGACGTCGCCGGAGCAGTACGTCATTTACTCCACCACCATGTCGGAGTACGCCCACGAGGACGACGCCGCCAGCTGCCGCCGCACGTTCGTGTACATGAACCTGTGGAGCAACACCGACCCGACGGACATGGCGGATACCATCCGTCAGGCGATGTACGACGCGGACTTCTACCTTGTGGAGGAAACCGACCGCGGCTACAATCAGCCCGCCTACGACACCGCGACCCGCACCTACACGGTGTTCTGGACGTGGGTCTGCTACGACGAGGTGATGTAGCTGTGCCCATGAACATCGACGGGTTCCAAGAACTGATTGCCGACATTCACGCGATGGCGGAGAAAATCGACGCGGACGGCGCGGGCGCGGGCACGGCGGCGCACATCCTCGAAGACGCCGCGAAGCCCATCCACGACCAGATGGTTGTGAACGCCGGAACGGAGATTCACGCCCGGACGGGCGACCTGCGCCGGGCGCTGAAAATCGGCAATGTGAAATCCAGCCGCAAGCGCGGCAAGTACATCACCATCGGCGTGCATCGGAAGGACTGGAACCACGAGGACTACTACCCCGCTTATGTGGAGTACGGTCACGGCGGCCCGGCTCCCGCTCCGCCGCACCCGTACATCCGTCCCGCCTACGACACCCAGTCGGACAAATCCTATGAGATCATCCGCTCCGGGCTGCGGGACGCTATCGACAAACTGTAAGGAGGCATGAATCATGGCAACTCCCACCGCTTCCCCGAAGGTGGCTTCTACCATCGGCATGAAGAACGTGGTCATCGCGCCGCTGACGCAGGACGACGGCACCGGCGTGGCCTACGGCGCCCTTCAGCTGGTGGCGGGCGCGATTGAAGCGTCCATCACCCCTGAAAACGCCGACCCGGACATCCAGTACGCGGATGACGTGGAATTCGATACCGTCAACCCCGACCCGGAGCTGACGTTCAAGACCAAGATGGCGGACGTTCCGCTGGCTATTCAGGAAATGATTTTTGGCAACAAACTGGACACCAACGGCGTTCTGGTTCGGTCTGCCAACGACAAGCCCGGCTATTTCGCCTTCGGCTTCAAGTCCGAAAAGGCCGACCACACCTTCCGCTATGTGTGGCTGCTGAAGGTTCGCGCCAAGCCGCTGACCGAGAACTACGCCACCAAGGAGGGCAGCACCATCAACCGGCAGACGCCGGAGGTGGAATGGACCGCCATCAAGCGCACCCACGACGGCCAGTACCAGTATGTGGCCGACGAAGGTCAGAACAGCTTCACCGCCGAAAAGGCGGCCACGTTCCTTGAGAGCGTCTACACGCCCACGCTGACCGCCTCCGATGGCGGCTGATCCGCAGGCCGGGAGCAATCCCGGCCCTTTCCTCAAAGCTGCCGAAGACGTCCGGCGGTTTCGAGGAAAGGCAGACTGTGCCTTCACCAAACTGCTGATTGAGAAAGGATTGATCCCATGATTACCTGTACGCTGGGCGAGAAGAAGTATTCCGTGGATTTTGTGACCGGGCGCGTGCTGCGCGAAATCGAGCCTGCGACGAAGATGTACGGGCGCGTGAGCCGAATCGCGCTGAAGGTAGAGAACGGCGAGGAAGTGCCGCAGGAGGAGCAGGTGTCCGTGGCGGACGCGCTGGACGTGATGGCGAAGTGGTTCTGCCTGCTGTTCGGCAATCAGTTCACCGTGGACGACCTGTACGACCACTACCCCGCCGACCGCCTGATGAGCGACATTGCGCTGGCGCTGATGGCTGTGCAGGCGAACATGACGCAGGTGCTGTCCGAGTTCCCTACGAAGCCGACAGCGACGGAGACGGAGACGACGAAGGCCTGACGCTGCCGGAGTACATCTACAAAACCTACAACAATCTTCTGGAGGGCGGCTGGCGCATGGACGAGATTGACCGCATGGATATGCCGGGATTCCTCAAAATCCGCGCATGGAACGCCCGCTATGAGAAGAAGAAAAAGGAACCGAAGCCGCGCTACATCGACGAGGTGTGGCCGAATCTGAAGCCGGGCGGCTGACAATACGGGAGGTGGTAAGGCATGTCTGAAACGCTCCGAGACCTTGTGGTTTCGCTGTCCCTGCAAACGGACAACTTCACGCGGAACATCAAGACCGTCAACACCCACATCAAGGAAGCGGAGAGCGCCTTTAAGCTGGCCGCCTCCGGGGTCACGAATTTCGAGCAGACGACCGAAGGGCTGGCGTCGAAGCAGACGATGCTGACGCGCCAGCTCGATCTCCAGAAAGTCGCCGTGGATCAGTACCAGAAGGCGCTGACTGCGGCGAACAAAAAACTGGAAGAGTGTAAGAAGCACCAGCAGGATGCGCAGACCAGATTTGATGCGGCACAGACAACCGCGTCCGCGGCTGAACTGAAGAAGCTGTCCGGGGCGCTTGAAGCGACAAAAAAGGCGACGCAGAACGCATCGGATGCGGTGCATTCCACGACGACCAAACTGAATAACGCGCAGGCGGCAGTGCGGAACACGCAGGCGGCGCTTAACGCCTGCAACGGTTCCATCGCCTCCATGCGTTCGGGCTGGACGCAATCCGCGCAGGTTCTGGAACGCAACCAGAGCACCATCGCCATGCTGGGTCTGCGGATGCGCACGGTGCAGAGCGAGTTCACGCTGGCGACCGCTGGCATCAAGAACACCTCCGAAAGCACGACCGCGCTGACGGCGAAGCTGAAGATGCTCGACAGCGAGCTGACCCTTCAGCAGGCCACCATCCGCAGGTACGAGGAATCCCTCGCCGCCGCCAAGACGCAGCTCAAAGCGGCGCAGAGGGAAAACGACCCGGAGAAAATCCGTCAGGCGCGGACGGCGGTTGAGGAAAACACTGCCTCCCTGAACAACGCACGCGCCGCCTATGTGACCACGCAGCAGGCGATCCGGGAAACGAATCAGGCGCTGACGCTCGCGTCCAGCGGCTACTACACTGCGGGCGCGGCTATCAAGACCAATGAGACGGCGGTCGCGTCGCTTGGCAAGCAGATTCAGCTGGCGGAGAGCAAATTCCGCCTTGCGGGGGCGGGTATCGCCAACTTCGGCGCGAAGGCGGCGGGCGCTGCAGCGAAGCTCCAGCTGCTGAAGGAAAAGCAGACGCTTCTCCGCCAGCAGGTGCAGCAGCTCCGGGACGCGGTGAAGTCTGCGGAAGAACAGCTCAAGGCGGCGCAGGCCTCCGGCGACCCGCAGAAAATCCAGCAGGCGAAGGACAAGCTCACCGAGCTGAACACCACGCTGAACAACACCGAGGCGCAGCTGCGGGACACAACCCGCGAGCTGAACCTCCAAAGCTCCGCGTGGACGCGGGCGGGCGTGGCGCTGACGAGCTTCTCCACGAAGGCGCGCGCCGTGTCCTCGACGATGGTTTCCACTGGCCGCACGATGATGCGGTGGATTACGACCCCGCTCATGGGCATCGCCACCGCCTCCGTCAACGCGGAAATCCAGTTCGAGAAAACCTTCGCGACAGTGCGGAAGACGGTGCGCGGCACCGAAGAGGACTACGCGCGTCTGGGAGCTGCGTCGAAGAAAATGTCCACGCAGCTGGCCGCCGGGACGGACGAAATCAACGCGGTCATGTCCACCGCCGGTCAACTGGGCATTGAAACGGAGAACATCGAAGCCTTCACGAAGACCATGATTGACCTCGGCAATTCCACCACCGACCTCGACGCGAACACGGCGGCGACGGAGATTGCGAAGTTCATCAACATCATGGGCACCAGCCAGAAGGACATCGACCGGCTGGGCGCGTCGCTTGCGTATGTGGGCAACCGCTACGCCACCACCGAAGCGCCCATCATGGAGATGGCGATGCGCATCGCCGGTGCGGGCAAGCAGGTCGGCATGACGGAAGCGCAGGTCATCGGCGTGGCGACGGCGCTGTCCTCCGTGGGCATTGAAGCCCAGATGGGCGGCAGCGCGTTCTCCAAGGCTCTTATCAAGATGGAGCTTGCGGCGGAAACGGGAGGGCAGTCCCTGACTGACTTCGCGACGGTTTCCGGCATGACCGCCGAAGAGTTCAAGAACCTGTGGAAGGCCGACCCCACGGCGGCGTTCATCGCGTTCACGAAGGGCATTGCCCAGATGGATGACGAGGGCATTTCCGCCATCGCCACGCTGCAGGACTTGGGCTTCAAGGAAGTCCGCCTGCGCGACACCATGCTGCGCACGGTCAGCAACACGCGCCTGATGGAGGACGCGGTGGCGGACGCCACCCGCGGCTGGCAGGAGAACACCGCCCTGACCGAGATGGCGGGCAAGATTTACGCGACCACGGCGGCGCAGCTGACGAACCTCAAAAACAAGGCTTCCCTCGCCGGACAGCAGATTGCCAGCGACCTGACGCCTACCATCCAGAATCTCATGAGTTCCGCCAGCGATCTGCTGGACAAGTTTATGGGGCTGGATGAAGAACAGCGTTTGAGCATCATCAAGTGGGGCGCGGTCGCTGCCGCGATGGGCCCGGCGCTGCTCATTCTGGGCAGGCTGGTCGGCGCGGTTGGCAGTGTCGCCGGGGCGCTGGGAAAGGGAATGCTTGCCGTCGGCAGGTTCAGCGCGGCAGTCAAGGGCGCGGGCGGCGGCGTGAGCGGCCTGCTGAAGGTCGTCGGGTCGTCCAAGCTGGCGATGGTCGGACTGACGGCGGCGGTGATCTACGGCGCGTACAAGCTGTACGACTACGCCAGCGGCGCAAAGGCCGCCCGTGAAGCGCTGGAGGGCATGAACAAGACCGCCCAGAACTGGAAGAACACTGCGGCGGACACCTTCTATTCCAGAGGAAAGGGGCTTGACTTCTTCGGGCTGAATGCCGAGGACTTCCAGAAGACCGCAGCCAAAACCACCAGCACTGTGCAGGACTGGATGGACGGCATGGTGGAGGTCTGGTCGGACGGCAAGTACGAGACGGACGCCATCGTGAAGGAGTGGCAGGATTCCTCGGACGCTCTGAGCAAGGACACCCGTGCGCACATGGTGGAGCTGCGGGATCAGGCGCAGGCCAGCGGCGATACAGCCAAGGCGAAGGAAATCAACGCCGCCATTGCCGAGCTGGACGCGCTGGACAAGCGCATCCGGGTGAACCTGAATTACTTCCAGGGGAAGACCCTGACGGATAAGAACAAGGCGTTCTGGCAGGACCTGATGAATCAGAAGCAGGCGATCCTGCTGAAATGGGGCTTCGCCGAAGAGCCGGAGGGCGGCACGGAAGCCTACGACGTCATTGCGAAGAAGGTTCGCGCTGCGGAAGCGCGCGCGGCCGCGATGGGTCAGGAGGTGGATTTCTCCCTCTATCAAGAGGCCACCCTCGCCGCATCGCAGGGCTACGCGGCGGTGCTGCAGCAGATGAACGACCAGTACGACGCCGAGTACGAGAAAATCACCCAGATTAACGACGCTACGGAGCGGAACACCCAGCTCACCGCGCTGAATGAAAAGTACACGGCTCAGCGCGCGGCGGCGGCGAAGGAGTTCGCAAACGCTTCGCAGGGCTACGTCACAACGCTGCTGAACTCGGACGACACGAAGAAGACCGAAGGGCAGCTGAACACGCTGCTTGCGAAGCTGAAGGAATTGAGCGACGCGACGGCGGCGGGACAGGACACCAGCGGCATCCTGACCGAGCTGAATGCTCTGACGCAGGGCATGGACGAGGGCGCGCTCACCGAGTACCTGACCATGCTGACGCAGATTTCGTCTTTGGCCAGTTCGGGGCTGTCCGCCGAGGAAATCCAGACGCTTTTCCCGGACGTGGACTTCACCAACGTGGACGAGATGCTGGAAAAGTTCGCCGCCATCGGGCAGTATCTCAATCAGTTCAAGGGTGCAAAGGAGATTGCCCCGCTGAACGAGATGGTCAACGGTGCGTTATCCGAGGAAGTCCTCCAAATCGCCACCGACCTGAATCTGGACGGCGCGAAGGCCGCGTGGACGGCATTTGCCGCCGACCCCGGCGCGGCCATCACCACGGACGCCTACGTCAGCATGTGGGAATTGAGCGAAGAAGCGAAGGCGAAGAAGGCGGAAATCGACGCGAGGATTGCCAGCTACACGGATACGGACGCCAAGACGGGAGAGCTGAAGCTCACCGGCGAAGGTATCACCGCGTATGTCAAGGAGTACAACGACACTCGCTCGGACGGAACGAAGGCGGACATGTCCTCGCTGAAGCCGGAGGCTGCGGAGGCGTTCGTTACGGCCTATCACGAAGCTACGGCTGGCGTCGATACTTCCCAGCTTACGCCCAAGGAAATCGTCGCAATGGTCGATGCGTATGCGGAACAGAAAGGCATCAAACTGCTGCATGGATTGAAGCCCGAAGTCAAAGAAGCTATGGTGCTCGCCTACTCCGACGAGAACGCGAATACGGATGCGCTGCGCTATGCGTGGCTGCTCCAGCACCTGCCCGCGGAGGTCACGTCCTACACGGTTGCGCCGGGCATCGGCACTCCGACGCTGAACGGCTCCATTGCCATTACAGGCTACGACTTGCAGGCATATCTGGCGTTCAAGAGAAACAACAAGGACATCCCCATTTCCGGGCGCATCAGGCTGGACGACCTGTCCGAGGAAGACTTGAAGAGTGCGCTCGGTCAGGGTCGCATCTCGTTCTACGATGAAAACGGCATCCAAATCCCCGCGTCCGCGGCGGTGACGGATATGATCACGCCGGGCGATCTGGTGGTGCTGTCTGAAGACGGCACGCTGCATGTGCTGGTCACGCCCAAAATCACAGGCACCGGAGTATCCGTGCGTGAAGCTGCGAAGGCATTGGAAGAAGTCTATGTCACGACCTCTGTTTTCGGCAATACGAGCAAGCACAACGGCGGCCCTCTTCTGAACAAGCTGCTGGGCGGCTCTACAATGGACTGGGTTAGGTCCTTCACGGCGGAAGCGCAGGCACTTAAACGTCTCAAGGGAAGCGGCTGGACGCTTTGGGGACTTCTTGACGGTCTGAATATCGACGGGCTGAACAAGCGCATGGGCGAACAGTTCAGCGGCGATGCGCTGGCGGGAATACAAACCTATGTCGCCGAGATTGTCGCTGCGGTGCAGAACGGCGAAGCTATTTCTGAAGCGGACTTGGCCAATCTCAAGGCGATTCTCGACTTTACATCTTCTCTGGACGAGATTGGCGCAGGACAGCAGTTTATTGGCGGGCTAAAGTCGATTCTGGGAACAGGCGACGTCGTTGCCACGCTGACGAAGGCCTATCAGGACGCGATCGGGCGGGTCTCGGACATCGTATTTGGCGGCTCCGGAATAAACGCCGACGGGCATGGCGGTGGAGGGCGCTCCTTTGGCGAAGCGAACGGTGACCAGATTGCTGCGGGCGTCGGCACGGGCATGGCGGAGCATGACTTCTCCGACGATGCGGAAACCACCATCTCCAATGTGGAGACAGAGCTGAATGAAGCCGCCGACATCAACTCCCCGTCCAAGCGCATGAAACCCACCGGCGGCTTCATCTCCGCCGGTATCGGCGCGGGCATGGCGGAGTACGACTTCTCCGGCGACGCAGCCACGACGATGGCGAATCTCGAATCGGCGCTGAACGCCGCCTTTACCGCGAACTCTACGCGCTCAGTGGGGCTGAACGCCATGTTCGGCATGGCCGCGGGTGTGCGCGCAGGGCAGTCCGCCGTGATTGCCGCCATGCGCAGCGCCGCCCAGAACGCCGTCGCCGCCGCGAAGAACGCCCTGCAAATCCATTCCCCTTCCCGCGTGTTCCGCGACGAGGTGGGCGCGATGACCATGAAGGGCTTCGGGCAGGGCGTTTTGCAGGAAACGAAGGAACAGGCGCAGGTCATCCGCAATGCCTCCCGGTATCTCACGGCCGAGGCCGGAAGCAGCGCGGTCGCCGCGACCAACGACAACCGCAAGACCTACAACACCGACAACAGCACGTCCTTCTCCTTCGCAGGCGCGACTTTCCAAATTCGCAGCGAGCAGGACGTGCGCGATCTGGCCGTGGAAATCGCCACGCTGACCAGACGCAGCCAGCGCGGAAGGGGGCTGAGGATGGCATGATGACGGACTGGTTCGAGTGGAACGGCGTGAAATGCACGGAATACGGCATTCACGTCTCCGAGCATCCCTCCATCACGCTCCCCTCCGAGCGCGTGACCTTTACCGACGTTCCCGGCCGCAGCGGCAGCCTGACCACGCTGGAGGGCGACGCCGTGTACAGCGACCTGACGCTCACGGCGACGTGCTTCATTGCCGATGTGAGCAGACTGGACGAAATCGCCGCGTGGCTGCGCGGCGGCGGCACAGTCACCTTTGCCAACCGGCAGGGCGGCTTTTATTATGCGCGGGTCATCAACCAGATTGCCTTTGACCGCATTCTGCGCGGAAAACCGAACCGCAGTTTCGCGGTCAATTTCCGCTGCAAGCCGTTCTTCTACTTCTCCGACGTGGGCGCGGAGACGCTGACGACCTCGACGCAGATGCTCTACAACCCCGGCTGCGTGTTCGCCGAGCCGGTCATCACCGTGTACGGCTCCGGCGACATTACGCTCATGGTGGGCACGCAGATTGTCGAACTGACGGGAGTCACCGACAGCATCACGCTGGACACCCCGGCGATGGAGGCGTACAGCGGAACGACGAGCATGAACAGCCACATGCGCGGCGAGTTCCCGACCCTTGACGTGGACGCCACGGCCATCAGCTGGAGCGGCAATGTGTCGCAGGTGGTGGTGCAGCCCAACTGGAGAACCCTGTGAGGAGGTGAACGCCCATGATCTGCATCTACAGCGCCGACTGCACGGATTTTACCAACAACGGTCTGGGCGTGGTTGTCCCGGCCTCCTGCTCGGTGACGGAAACGCTGAACGGCGAATGGGAGCTGACCCTTGAACACCCCATTGACGAAGCGGGCAAGTGGCGGCGGCTGGTCGAGGGGCGCATTCTCCGCGTCCCCGTCCCCGCCGCCAGCACCCCGCGGGTGAACCTCGTGGACGTGAGCAAGGGCACGCTCATCTACAAGGTCGTGACCAGCGGCGGCTGGCTGTACCTGAGAAGCGACCCCAGCACGAAGCACCGGCGCATCGGCAGCTACAAGCCCGGAACCGAGGTCATCGTGCTGAACAAGACGAACGACGAGTGGTACGAAACCTCCTGCCCGGACGGAAAGCACGGCTTCATGCACGCGCAGTACCTCAAATATGTGCGCACGGAGCCCGTGCCCGGCGTCGCCACCGGCGAGGTCATCGAGGCGCGCCAGCTGCGCGACCAGCCCTTCCGCATCTATCGGACGGTTCCCGACCTGACAAAGGTGACGGTTTACGCCCGGCACATCTTCTACGACCTGATGGACAATCTCATCAAGAAGTATGAGCCGGAAGAAAAGATGCAGGGCGCGGCGGTGCTGGCGAAGCTGTCTGAAGCCTGTCTGTCCGAGCACAGCTTCACCTTCTACTCGGACATCGACACGACCGCCGAAGAGGTGGTCTTTGAGCATGTCAACCCGGTGGATGCGCTTCTGGACGATGACGGCTTTGTTGACAAGTACAAGGCGGAGCTGGCGCGGGACTGGTGGGACGTTTTTCTGGTGAAGCGCGTCGGGCGGGACACTGATGTGCAAATCCGGGAGGGCAAAAACCTTTTGGGCGTGTCCTACGACGTGGATGAAACGAACGTGGTCACGCGCATCATGCCCACCGGGCAGGACAAGGACGGCGAGACCATCTATCTGCCGGAGCTGTACATCGACAGCCCGAACATCGACAAGTACATCCACCCGAAGTGGATTCACCTCGACGTGTCCGAGGCGAAGGAAAGCGACGACAAGGACGGCAAAAAGACCATCGCGCAGTGCTATGAGCTGATGCGGAAGGCGGTGCAGGAGCAGTTCGACGGCGGGTGCGACCTGCCGGACATAACTGTGACGGTGGACTTCATCAGCGCCGAGAACACTGTGGAATTTGCGCAGTACGCCGCCCTCCAGCACATCTATCTGGGCGACGCGGTGCGCGTAATTGCCCAGAAAATCGGCGTGTCGGTGTCCATGCGGATGACGCAGTACACCTATGACTGCATGCTGAAGCGCTACACGAAGGTGACGCTGGGCAAGGTGGCGGACGCCATCGAGGGCAACACCATTTCCGGCCGCCAGCTCCCCTCCGGGAGCATCACCGGCGCAAAGCTGGCGATTAACTCCGTGGGCACGGGCCAGCTGCAGAACGGCTCGGTCGGGTCGCTGCAGGTGAAGATGGCCGCCATTGAAACGGCGCACATCCGCGACGCGGCCATCACGAACGCGAAGATTGCGGACGCTTCTATCGACAGCGCGAAAATCAAGGATGCGTCCATCGGCGCTGCCAAAATCGAGGACGCTTCCATCGGCACGGCGAAGATTGCGGACGCCGCCATTACAACGGCCAAAATCGCCGACGCCGCCATTGGCAGCGCGCAAATCAAGGACGCGGCTATCGGCTCTGCGCAGATTGACAAGGGCGTCATCAATTCCGCCCACATCGGCGATGGTGAAATTCAGACGGCGAACATCCACGATGCGGCTGTCACCAAGGCGAAGATTGCCGATGCTGCCATCGACAGCGCGAAAATCGAGGACGCGGCGATTACCAACGCGAAAATCGCCAATGCCGCCATTGACAGCGCGAACATCAAGGACGCCGCCATCGGCTCTGCGCACATTCAGACGGCGGCGGTCGGTGAAGCACAGATTGCAGACGCGGCCATCACCCGCGCGAAAATCGCCGACCTCGCCGTGGGCACGGCGCAGATGGACGACCTGTCTGTCACGACGGCGAAAATTGCGCAGGCGGCCATCGGCAGTGCGCAAATCAAGGACGCCGCCATCGAAACGGCGAAGATTGCGCTGGGCGCGATTACCGCCGCGCTCATTCAGCAGGGCGCTATCGGCACGGCGCAGATTGCGGACGGCTCCATCACGGACGCGAAAATCGTTTCTCTGTCTGCGAACAGCATCACCGCGGGCACGCTGTCCGTGGATCGGCTGATTATCCGCGGCAATGAGCAGAGCCTCATCTACGCCATCAACAACATGGGCGAGCTGACCAGCACGCAGGTGGATACCATCGACGGCTATGTGCTGACCGAGCGCACCATCACGGCGGACAAAATCGTGGCGCACAGCATCACGGCGGCGGAGATTGCCTCCAAGACCATCACCGCCAACGAGATTCTGGCCGGGACGATTACCGGCGCGGAAATCGCCGCCGAAACCATCACCGGCACGAACATCCAAGCCGGGACGCTGACTACGAATCACGTTTCGGCGGAGTTCGGCGCGAAGCTGAATCTGTCCAGCAATGAAGGCATCAATCAGCGCGTCGAAAAGGTCTACTCCGACATGGACACGCTTTTGGGCTATCGGATGGAAATTGTCTCTTCCTCCGATATTTTGTCGGACAACATCGAATCCACCACGCTCACGGCGCGGGTGTGGCACGGCAGCCAGAACGTTACCGACAGCATTGACGCAGCGCGATTTCGCTGGCGGCGCACGTCCTCGGACGCTACCGCGGACGAGCTGTGGAATGCCGCCCACGCGGGCATGAAATCCATCACGCTGACGGTGCGCGACGTGCTGTACAGCGCCACCTACTTCTGTGAACTCGACGACGATAAGGAGGAGTAACTCATGGCCATCATCGCAACTGGGTCCAAAACAATCATCGACCTCTCCGACGGCAAAAGTCTTTCCGCCTACCTTGGCTCCAATCAGCCGCGCACCCAGATTCGGGATGTGAACGCGAACACCTTCCAGCCGAACTGGACGACGACGGCGGGGAAACTGGTCATCACGCCCGTGGTGTACGCCAATCAGACGGCGATTGCGCTGTCCAACTCTGCGCTGAGCATCACATGGAAGCGCAGGGAGGGTTCCGGTACCGAGGCAGCGCTGGCGTCTGGCGAGACGGTCTCCGGCAATGTGCTGACGGTCAACCAGAACAAGCTCTCCGGCGTGGCCAGCGGGCTGCTGACCTACATTGCCTATGTGACCTACACCGACCCGGACACGGGGCTTCCCATCAACGCCACCGCAGACATTACCTTCGCGCTGGTTTCCACCGGCGAAAACGCGAAGAGCGCGTGGATCAGCGGCGAGCAGGTGTTCAAGTACGACAAGGACAGCAATGTCGCCCCGGCGCAGATTACGCTCACTGCCAATCTCCAGAACGTGACGATGGGCAAGTGGCAGTACAAGAACAGCAGCGGCGCATGGACGGATTACCCGACGACCAGCGATAACGCCAGCATCACGGCGGCGACGCTGGTTGTGAAGCCCACCCACGCCATCTTTGTCGGCTCGACCGCCTCCCTGCGCATCACGACCTCCGACAGCAGCATCGGCGACACGACCAGCATCTACAAAGTGCAGGACGGCGCAACCGGCGCGACGGGCAAGAATGCCTCGGTGGTGTTTCTGACGAATGAGAACATCACCTTCGCGGGCAATTCCGGCGGCGCGGTCGCCGCGACCACCAAGACGTGCAACGTGGTTGCTTACACGGGCGCGACGAAGGTCACGCCGACGCTGGGCACGATTTCCGGCGCGCCTACGGGCATGACCGTGACGGCCGGGGCCGCCGCCAACAACGAAATCCCGCTGACCATCACCATCACGGCGAACTCCAATCTGGGCGGCGCGGGGCAGCTGGAGGGCACGGTGAATATCCCGGTGACGGCACCCGTTTCCACCACGCTGCAGCTTCGGTGGAGCAAGGTCAACACGGGCGCGACGGGCGCATCCCCCTATGTGCTGACGGTCTACTCACCCGGCGGCACGGTGTTCACCAACGGCGCGGCGAACGGCGGCACGACCATCACCCTGAACGCGCAGTTCTTTCAGGGTTCGAGCGACCGCACGACCAACAGCAACACGCTGTACCTGTGGCAGAAGTTCACGTCTGGCAGCTGGGCAACCTTCAAAGCGGAGGCCGCGGGTTCCTCCGGCAGCACCTGTACGGTGAATGCGTCGGACGTGGCGGGCACGGCAACCTTCCGCTGCCGCGCGCGCAATGGTTCTTCCTCCAGCGTTTACTTTTATGACACCATCACGCTCATCGACAAGACGGACAATTATCAGGCTGACATCGACAGCACCGCGGGAGACGTGTTCAAAAACACCGTCGGCTCGACCGACCTGATTTGCCGCCTGTGGCAGAACGGCGCGGAGGTTGACCCGCTGAAGAGCACGACCTACAGCAAAACCGCACCCGCCAGCCCGAAGAGCGGCGACTTCTACTATCAGATTCAGTCGGACGGCGCGACGGTCAAGCTGATGCGCTACAGCGGCACGGCGTGGGAAGATGTGACGGCGAATGCCACCTACAAGCACAGCAAGACCTACACTTGGTATCGCCGGAACAAGGACGGCAACGCAATGGACAGCGGCAAGGCATTCGCCACCGGCAAGGTTATCTATGTGGACGGTAACGACGTCGAGAACAAGACAGTCTTTGTGTGTGAAGTCGAATAAAGGAAGGAGGGAGCGGCGTGATTGCAAGTGCGCAGTACACCATCGTGGATCTCAATGACCCCATTCAGCAGGGCACTGCTCCCTCCAACCCCGTTTCGGGGATGCTGTGGCTGGACACTTCTGCCACTCCGCCCATGCTCAAGCGCTATGACGGGAAGGCATGGGCAGAGGTCGGCGCAGGGTCGGATGCGCTGGACAAACTGGATCAGCTCACGGCTTCCAGCGAGCTGGTTGTGGGCACGCAGACCGCGGCTACCTCCGCGTGGACGGGCGTGTGCGGCCTGTCCACGCTGAAGGACGGGCAGCAGCTGACGTACTGGCTGCCGTTCGCCAGCACGAGCACAGCTGTTACGCTGACGCTGACCCTGAAGGGCGGTGCTTCGACCGGGGCCATTCCCTGCTACTACAGCGGCACGACGCGGCTGACACAGCATTACACCGTTGGCAATGCCATCCACCTGACGTACCGAGAGAACGCGACCGTTGGCAGCACACAGATTGCGAAGGGCTGGTGGGCGGATGCGAACTGCTATTACGACACCTACGACCGCATTAGGTTGAACGGCGCGGTCAAGGCGAAAACCGCCATTACAGCGCAGCGGCTGATTGTGTCGGATGCGACCGGGTATTTCCATTTGGCCGCATCGGTGGCGTTTGATGTGACGAAGCCGATTCTCTGGGCGAACAGTGCGATTGCGGCGAATGCGTCGAACTGGTTCACCTATCTGTCCTTCCCGAACTGCACGCTGCGCAACAACTTGTCCGGCTTCACTGCGACGGCGCAGAAAACGTGCTACCTTGTGGGGACGCTGGCCGGAGATATGTTCACGCCGTCGGAGACGCTGTTCACAACCGCCGTTCCCACAGAGCAGGACGGGCTTGTCTACATTTCGCTGGGACTGATGGTGACCACCTATCAGGTGTACCTTTACCCGGAGCACCCCATGTTCGCATTCGACGGCGACGCCTTTAAGAGCCTGAATCAGGTCGCCTACGAAGCGCCCGGCAATCTGGAGACGAAGGTCAAGGAAATCCACGCACAAATCTCCACCACGGCGGATAGCATCCGGCAGGAGGTACAGGCCAGCTATGCGTCCGCATCGGATATGACGCAGATTCGCCAGCAGATGACCACGCTGTCCGAGCAGACGGAGAACAACTTCACATGGACGGTCAGCCGGTACGACGCGCTGGACGAATCGCTGAAGAGCGCGAAGGAGGCCACCGAGGAGCAGCTGAAACTCTTCCAAACCTATATGTCGTTTTCGGAAGCGGGGCTGATTATCGGCAAAAGTGGCAATCCGTTCACATTCCGCGCGCTCAACGACCGGCTGGCGTTTTACATGAACGACACCGAGGTCGCCTACTTCTCCAACAACAAATTGTACGTTTTGCAGGCGGAAATCCTGACCCGGCTGCAAATCGGCAAATTCGCCTTTGAGCCGCAGACCAACGGCAACATGTCCATCGTTTTCACGGGTTAAAAAAGGAGGCAGAGCATGGCGCTTACATCCACATACACGGCGAGCCTGCGCACCCTGAGCTACACGGCGGAGGGTGCGGTTGACAGCAGCGAAGCCACGCAGGAATATTACACGTCGGGGGCTAACCGCGTCGGTCTTCTGCATTTCTCCGGCATGAACATGACCAACAAGGTCATCACGGGGATACAGATTACCGCCACCGCCAGCCGCGCAGGTTACGGACTGGGACACGACAAAGTGGTCTATCTGCGCAAGTCCAATTATCAGGCGACGTCCCAGTCCGGCGTGAAGGGACGCGCCTTTGTCGGCGATTTGCTGGGCACGTTCGTCGGGCAGTTCTACGGAAACACATCCTCCTACACGCTGTCCGGCAGTCTGCTGACGAATCTCGCGGACTACCTTTCCGCAGGCAATAACACGCTGATTCTCTACAATCCCGACCCGGAGCAGTCCTCTCAGGTGTATTCCAAGAACTACTTGAAATGGACGGCGGCCAGTATCACGATTACCTATCAGGAGGCGGTCAGCCAGCCGACGCTGGAAAGCAGCACTGTGACGATGGGTACGGCGATGAAAATCACCACCAACCGGCAGAGCACGGCGGCGACGCACACCCTGCGCTACAGCTTCTTCAGCGAGAGCGGCACGCTGGGCACGAACGTGGAGGATTCCTTTTCGTGGACGCCGCCGGTGTCGCTGGCGGCGCAGATTCCATCCGCCACCTCCGGCTGGGGTACGCTGTACTGCGACACCTACATCGGGGAGACGCTCATCGGCACAAAGCAGGTGACGTTCACGCTGACGGTTCCGGCCAGCGTCGTGCCGACGATTTCCGCCGTGACGGTTGCAGAAGCGACTGCGGGCGTGGCGGCGAAGTTCGGCGCGTATGTCCGCACGCGCAGTACGCTGTCCGTATCCATCACGGCGGCGGGTGCGCAGAAGAGCACCATTGCCGCCTACCGCACGACGCTGAACGGCGCGGTCTATTCCGGCGCGATCTTCACCACCGGCGCGCTGAACGTCGCCGGGGACAGCGCGCTGACCGTCACCGTCACCGATTCCCGCGGGCGCACAGCGACCGTCACCAAAACCGTCACGGTGCTGGCCTACGACCCGCCGAAGCTGACGGCGTTCTCTGCCGAGCGCTGCACCGAGGACGGCAGCGCCGCCCAGATGGACGGCACAAGGGTGCGCATCACCGCGTCCGCGACAGCTTCCCCGGTAGGCAATAAGAACGACATGGCGTGTACGGTCTACTATCGCACACGCGGTGCGGAGGCGTGGGCGACGGCGCAGAACCTGATTCCCCTGAGTTACTCCATTGGGGTCACGAACGCCCTGCTCCCGCAGACCTTTGATGTGCTGAGCAGCTACGAGCTGAAGATTCGCGTCACCGACACATTCTACTATGTGGAGCAGTCGGTGGAAATCGGCACAAAGCAGGTCATGATTGACCTCTATCAGGATGGCACGGGCATCGCCTTTGGCAAGGTGGCCGAGACGCCCGGCGCGGTGGAGTTCGGCTGGCCGATTAAGCTGACCGAGCCGCTGGAGGTCACGCAGGGCGGCACGGGCGCGAACAATGGCGCGAGCGCCTGCGCGAACATCGGCGCGGTGCAGAAGAGCGGCGACGCCATGACCGGCAATCTCCAGATCAGCGGGCGGCTCTATCCGTCGCTGTATCTGCTGCCCACCTACAACGACACGACGAACCGCGTCGTGTTCGAGGGCAGCTATTCAGGCGCGGGTTCTTTTTCCGCGTGGGAGGACAGCAGCGGCACAAACCGCCGGATGCTGGAAGTGCGCACGGCCAAGTACAAAGCCAGTAAGGACGACGCGGTGGTGCTGCGCTGCGTGGAGAACGGCAGCTACTACAGCTACCGCGTGTTCCACGCGGGCATGGCGACGCCGGTCCCCATCGCCAACGGCGGCACGGGCGCGAGCACGGCGAAGGCGGCGCTGACGAATCTGGGCGTGTTCTACGCGGAGACGCTGCCGGACACGGGCGAGGACGGGCAAATCTGCCTTGTCCCCGTGTAAGGAGGGCGCATGAGCAGTACATTCAGCGCCACGGCGAACAGCAATACCACCATCGGGTACGGCTGGTACGGCTCGAACGAATGGGCGATGGGCAGCAGCGAGGGCGCGTGTCAGGGCGCGTACATGGCCACAAAGCCCAGCCAGTCCCGCGTCGGGCTGATGCTCTTTAACGGCGCGGGCGCGGCGCTCAGGGGCAAGGTCATCCAGAGCATCACGCTCAAAATCACCTGCTCCGGCGCGGGCTCCGGGTCGAGCGGCAAGGTGCTTTCCTTCCACCGGGCCAATGTGCAGGCGTTCGACAAGTCCCTGCGCGGCTCCGCGCAGGTGGGCGCGGCGCTGGGCACGCTGACGGGCAAGTTTTACTCAAACACGACCACCCACACATTGAGCGCGTCCAGCAACGCGGCGTTCTTCGCCGCCCTGCGCGCCTATCTGACCGAGGGAAATTCCGCGCTTGTGCTGTACAACGGGGAAACGTCCAAGGCCGACGGCTATTCCGCCAACTACGCCCGCGTTACCTCCTGCACCCTGACCGTCAGCTACATCGACGGCATGGCCTATGTGCGCGTGAACGGCGCGTGGAAGCAGTGCGCCGTGTGGATGCGCGTAAGCGGCGCGTGGAAGCAGGTCGTGCCGTACTACCGCAGGGACGGCGCATGGGTGCGCGTATAGGGAGATCGCCGCGATGAGCGGCTTTTTCTATATCCTATCGGAGGGGAGGGAGCGAAGGTGAATGGAATCACCGGGGGACAAATCTACACGGCGGCTCTGGTTTTTCTGGCCGGCTGCGGCGCTGTGACCACCATCGGCAAGGCCATCGAGGTCATCCGAAACTGGTGCAAGCCCGCGGACAGCCTGAAGCACAAGGTCGCCCGGCACGAGGAACAGCTCGCGGCGCTGAAGGACGGTCAGTGCGTCATGTGCGAGGGGCTGATGGCTCTTTTGGGGCACGAGCTGCACAACGGCAACTCGGACGAGATGCAGGAAGCGTCCCGGAAACTGAACCAGTATCTTGTGAACCGATAATTTGAGGAGGGGTTTTTCATGAAGTGGGAAGACATTCAGCGGAAGCTGACCAGCCGCAAGTTCTGGCTGGCCATCGGCAGTTTTGTGTCCATGCTCATCGTGGCGCTGGGCGGTGCGGAGGAAACCGCGACGCAGGTATCCGCGCTCATCATGGCAGGCGCGACGGTGGTGGCTTACATCATCGGCGAGGGCATGGCGGACGCGGCGAGCGCTGGCGGCGTCACCAACATTGATGGTGCAGACGTGTTGAAAGCCATTGAAATTGTGGACGAAAAGGGCAAGCAGGACGACCATTCGGGCGACGGCGAATAAGCCGCGCCCCTTATGGAGGGTATACCATGTACGATGTGAACAGGGTGCTTTCCGTCGCGGAGGCGGAGGTCGGCTATCTGGAAAAGGCGAACAACAAGAATCTCGACGGCAAGACGGAGAACGCGGGCGATAAGAACTACACCAAGTACGCCCGCGACCTCGACGCGATTCCCGGCTTTTACAACGGACGCAAGCAGGGCTACGCGTGGTGCGACGTGTTTGTGGACTGGTGCTTCGTCACTGCCTACGGCAGGGACGCGGCGCTGAAGCTGCTGTGTCAGCCGCTGAAGAGCGCGGGCGCGGGCTGCCGATACTCCCGCAATTATTACAAGGCGAAGGGACGGCTGTTCAGCGCGCCGCAGCCGGGCGACCAGATTTTCTTCTGGCCGAAGAACGCCATAGGGGGCCCGGCGGTGCAGCACACGGGGCTGGTCTACAAGGTGGACGGCACCTATGTGTACACCATCGAGGGAAACACCTCCGGCGCGTCCGGCGTGGTCGCCAACGGCGGCGGAGTGTGGCGCAAGAAGTACCAGCTGGACTACAACCGCATCGCGGGCTACGGCCGCCCGGACTACGGCAGCGGCGACGGCGCATCCACCGACACGCCGGTCACGCCCGCAGAGCCGAGCGTGCCTGAACCCACACCCGCGCAGCCCGAAACGCCCGACGTACAGAAGGACACCGTGACCATCGTATCCAGCGGCGGCAGGGTGAACGTTCGCGTCGGCAACGGCACGAAGTACACGCGCATCACCGCCGTGAAGCCGGGCAAGACCTATCCGTGGGTGGCCACCGCCGAGAACGGCTGGCACGCCATCGAAATCGCGGGCAAGGTCGGCTGGGTGTCCGGGGAATTCTCCAAGAAAAACTGA